TGTTACTAGACGATAACCACGAGCCAGTACAACACGATACACAGTATCTTTTCCCGGCCCCTGTGTGTAAGACTGACTTGTAAAGGCATCTGCATATGTAGTTTGTAGCTGTGGTACAATTGAGTTTTCAAAGTTAGCAGAGTCAAAGGATAGACTAAACGAAAAAATTGTACTGAACGATGCATTAGGCCCATACACTTGAGTATCATTAAAGTACACACGCTCAACACGAGTGCCATTAAAGTAGAAGTTATCCTGCCACCCAATCAGATCACCGCCGTTGAAGCTAATCACAACTATGCGTCCTGCGTGTAGATGTAAAGATCAGTACCATCTAAGTATGCTCTGACTGTCCCTGCAGTTTCCTCAGAGGCATAGCCAAGTGCAGGAATTGCATCAATCTCTTGCTTAACATACGCAGTCGTTGCAATCTTAGTTGAGTCATCAGCCGTTGCTTGTGTAGGTGCTGTTGGATTACCTGTTAAATCAGGTGACGCTAAAGGTGCAAATGAGTTAGCAACAAAGGCTGTCGTTGCAATAGACGTATCCGCTGTACCTGCCGCTTTCGTAGGAGCCGTAGGTGTGCCTGAGAATGCAGGAGATGCAACGTCTGCTTTAGAGTTGATCGCAGTTTGGATATTGTTAAACTCATCATCAATCTCTGTGCCTTTGATAACCTTAAGTGGTTCGCCAGTTTGCAGAGTATCTTTACTTGCAAAGTTTGTTGATTTAGTATAGTTACTCATTATAGAATCCTGCCTTGTTTAACATAGATATCCATCTTCTGTATTGATAAAGCACCGCCATTGACATCTGCTTCAAACCCTAATTGCATGACGTTACCTGAACCTGATGCGGCAATACGAATGGTATCCACCAATACACCACCAGAGTATTCAGCGGCAAAGTCTACAGCTTTTACATACAGTGTTGTTTCTGTACGACTGCCATTATCTTTATGATAGTAATAACCATCTGCATCTAAATACACCAGTAACGGTACATTGTACACAGCATCTGATGTTAGCTGAAAGTCAACCGTGTAGTGTTCATCTGGTGTTGTATCTTCGTTGGTAATGGTTGTTGCTGTCTGACTAACTGATGGTGTTGCTGTAGTTAAACCATACTTACCAATTGTCTCAGACGGGGCATTAGAACCATACTCATAGATTGTACCTTGACGTACATCCAACGAGTAAGACTGGTAGATATCGCTGTAATCAAATCCAGACTTGACAACAAAGTTTTGGCCAATTGCACCAATCACTGTAATACTCAGACGCTTGAGTATTTTACTAATAGATGCATCGCCAAGATCAAAGTAGTTTGTAAAGTAAGTCATACGATACTGGCTACCATTGTCTTGGTGTCCAAAATACTGAGCAAGACCATCTTCATGAGTCATGTATACTGTGCCATCAAACGCAAGCCATGATGTAAAGTTCATGTTATCCCAAACAGTCACACGAGCACTACCATCTTGTAGTGGCCCTCGCATATCAAAGCAGTACACTTTGTTTGTTGATGGGAATGCAAGCAGATAGAATGCATAACGCTCTGAGTACACTGCTTTAATGTCTGCTTTGGTTTCACCTTCTAAGAACTGTACAAGATCATCACGCACGTTCTTAGATAACTCACGCATTGGTGTAGATTTCTCTTGAATGACTCGTCCAAGGCTACGCAAACCTGACTCTGACAAGAAAAGAATATCACCGCCTGTGTTTACAATAGAGTCACGAGCAATACAACCTACACCTGAGATAACTTCTACAAGCTGTAAGGTCGTTGGATCAAGATAAGTTTGTGATGTGTCACTGTCACCAAAAATAATAATGTTCTGTTTACAGAATACAATTAAGAAACCGTTGTGTGCGCCTAAGCCTATAATCTCATCGTTGCCGTATACAAGGATACTTGAGATGTCTAAACTACCTGCTGTTCCTCCATCCCAGTCTGTGCCGTCAAGTAAGTTAGACCAATATAGTGTTGTTTTGTTAGTAGCTGTTGATGCCGCCCAAATGCGACCATAAGCTGACAATGCTACGTTTGCTTCAGGAGGTGTATCATGATACCAAGCGGCTGTGATTGTGCCTGTAGCAGGGTTGTTAGAATTAGAACTGGGCAGTGTATAAGTATAGGTATCTGTCCCAGTCACCGTAATAGTAAACGTACCATTAAAGACAGCTTCATTAGCACCACTGATGGTAACAGGATTACCTGATGTAAACCCATGACTTGTGTGCGTAACCGTTGCAGTGGTTGATGAGGATGTAATTGTAACTGTAGCGGTACTTAATGCATCGCTCATATCTTTGACTTCGCCTGAAACAGTGTCAAAGAATAATGGTTCGTATCCTGCTTGAAACAAGTATGCCGCATCGTTTAATGTAACAGCCTGCCAGTTACCTTCAGTAATACTTTGTGACCCTGAGTAGGTAACAGCGTTAAGTGAGCCTGCTGAGTAAATGTAAAAACTATCGTCAGACCATGCACCAAAGTATTCAGTTGCATCAATGTCAACAAACCGATGCATACCCTTAAGATTTACGCCTGTAGACTCAGCAAGAAACTGCCAACCCTTACGAGCACCTAAGCGTCCAAACTTATCAATGACGCAATTGGTGGCCTGTAGTGCAAACCCAGAATCCAAAGTAATGCCAGACTCTTGAGTGTTAAGACCAAAGAATCCCGGTGCGGCAATACTTGAAGACTGTAATGGTTTTGTCATGGTGTAGTCCAGATAAGTTCTTCAGGGTGCTTAGCTTGGTCAAATGAGATCGCATCATTTAATGAACGGTTAGCTGTGTTGTATGCTGACAGTCCCGCCATGCCTCCATCTTCTCCACGTTCTTCAACAGCTTTAGCATAAGCTAAATGAATCACAGGACGCTCTGGCGCATAAACAATATCAGTGTCTCCAGTCAACGCTCCCGGTCTAACAACTAAGTTAAACCGTAGTTGATACACACCACTAGGTTTAGGGTACACTTCTGCAATTGTGTCGCCGTTAATATCAACACCATTAAAACTGTAGTAGCGAGGAGAACCAGACGCAGGATTTGCTAAGTAATCTTTTGTCATTCTATCTGCAGAACGATACGTCATCTCGTAGTTATCAGTGTCGTTATAAACATTCAACACCTGCATACGAGTACCAGAGTCTGTTAAGATATACGCAAAGATATCTGCAGTAGTAGTTGCAGTAATTGTTGTACGCAAATGCGACCATGACCAAGCATTCTCAATCTCTTCTTTCGCATCGTTAACGAAATCACCAATGAGTTTGCTGTATGCGGTCTCGTCTACTGTAGAGACCTCTCGCTCTCTTAAACGTCTAAGAACATTATTTACTATTTCAAGATACGTCATTTGCGTTTCCTACTTAAGAGATTAATATTATAGCATACTTTTGCTACTTTGTCAACCCCTACCACTTAACTTTGTGACTCCAATAACGAGCCGATAACTTAGAAGGATTAGAATCTTGAGCATTATGTCTAGCATAATAACTTTTCTTACGTGCTTTGTCTTTTGCACTTGTTGGATTCTTACCTGCACCTTTTACACCTTGTTGACCAAATCGAATTGTTTTAACTTGATCGCCTACTTTAGCTACAACAACGTGTGACTTCTTAGGATGATTAGGTGTACGCTTAGGTTTATTAAATCCTGATACACCTGCTCGCTTGAGTCTTGGATCTCTTTCGGCCATTAGAATCTATGTCCTCTTGGTTGGTTAGGTAACCTTTTCCAATTTTTGTCGTCATCAACTTTAGACTTTTTCTTTTCTGAGTTGACAGTCTCACCGGGAATATATGTATAACCTTTTGGAATACTACGGTTGTCAATCTTTGGTTGTGGGTTTGGTGCAAACTTTGGCTTACTCATTTTCTACGTTTTCCTGATGCAGTAACTTTATGTTTGATTTTTGCGGGTCCAGTCTTGCGTGTTGTGCTTGATTTCTTTTCTGCCGCTGTCATCTTCTTGGCTACTGCCTTTGGACGGCATGACGGGTAAGGGCGTTTGGAATTTCCTTTTGCGCTTTTGCGCCCACACTCTTTGCCCGTCTTCAGATCTACCCACTCTTCCTTGAACCACTTGGTCAACCCACCTTTTGGTTTACTTGTACTTCCCGCCACGCTTCTTGTACTCCTTAGTAAGCCATCCACTTGCATACGCAGAAGGCCAGACTTTATACTTCTTCTTTGCCTCAGCCTTCACACGATTATACAATGCTTTATTGGTAGGCGTAGCCATTAGATGTACTTCTTTGCTTTCTGTTTTGCTTTTGTTTTTAACATCTTTTGAGCTTTTAATCCTTGCGTTAGCATTGATGCACCCGGAATACCTGCGCGAGCAGTTCCAGATAGAGTTGCTTTTTTAGCAATTTTTTTAACCGTTTCAGTTACACGACCTTTTGCTTTTTTGTTTGGACGACTATATGGAGTTTTACTTCCTTTTTTTGGACGACCTACTTTATTACCGTATGTACCTTTACCTTGAGGCATAATTATTTCTTCCCTATCATTTCTACAATTCCCTTACCGGCCTTGACACCAAAGCTAGCAAGAACAATCACCATGAGAATCTCATGATACCAAATCGGCAAAGTTGCCAATGCGTTGAACCCCGCTTGGATATGTCCTACCATGCTTGGTATAAAGACAAGTATCAACGGGATGCTGAACACTATCGTTAACCACTCGTCTTTCCACGAGTTCTTGGATGCTTCGGCCATGATGCGTTCCCAATCCGCTGTGGACTGTGCCGCTGTTTTCAGTGCGGTGGCTTTGGCCTCTGCGGTGGCCTTGGTTGATTCCGCCTTGGCACTGACCCATGTACCTGCCAAGTTCGTGATAGCTGTGACTAATCCAAGCATCTGTCATT